GCTCGGCAGCGGACCAGGACGCGGGCGGCTCGATGGCCTGCGCTTGCGCAGGTTCTGCCGTCACGGCCTTGGGCTGGTCCGTAGGTTTCGCTTGCGCGGCGCTCGGGGCGGCCTGCGCGGTTTCCTTCGCAGCGAAGCGGCCGCGTTCGTCGCGTGCGCGTTCTTCGGCGGTCTGTGTCGTCGTGTCCGCTTGCGTCTGAGGCGCGGCGTCGGTCGTCTCGGCGGGAGCATCAAAGGCGGCGGAAAGCGCAGCGCGCAGATCGTCGCCCCCGGCGTCGGTGGACGCCGTGGTGTTGAGATCGGTCATCGTCTGTCCTTGGTTTAGCGGTTGCTCAATTCTTCCCACACGCGCTTCAGTTCCTGCGCGCGGCCGGGAACGTCCGGCAAAGCGCGCGGCTCTACCTTCACGTCGTTGCCGACTTCGATGTACCCCGCCTCACGTGTGCGCCGGCGGAACTGCGATTTGCTTTCCAGCACTTCGCCGGTCACTGGATGCACCGCCGCGTTCATGTCGTCGCGGATCAGCATCGCGCCCATCGGTCGATCATGGCGCGGGATGCGCTCGACCCAATCGCGCTTTGCGCGGTCCCAATAGTATTTCCGCTTCATAGGCTCACCAGCAGCATTTCAATGTCGTCTTCGTCTTCTTCAATCGCCGCGATTTCAGCGATCAGCGCCTGCGCGGCCTCAAGGCTGCGCGCCAGTGCGTCGAAATCAATCGCGACGGCAGGCGGTGCAATCGAGACCGCGTCGCTCGCCGCTGCAAACGGCGCGACGATTCCGGCAATCTCGCTCTGCTCTTCGTCGGGCAGCCTCGCCACGCCCGAATAAATCTCTTCCAGCGCGTTCCGCAGTTCTTCCTGCGCGCGGTCGCGTTCCTTTCGCGAACGATCCTGCGCGCGTTCAGCGCGGCGCAGCGCCTTGCGGTAGCGGTCCAGTTCCTCGCGCGTAAACCCGTCCGCGCGATCCCGCTGAGGGGCGCTCGACTCGGTCAGATCGCCAATAATCGAGGCGCTGCCAAGCAGATCGCCACGCAGCGAAAGATCGACGCCCCCGCCTTCGTTCAGCGAGCCGGTGATCGCCGCCGCGCCGGCCAGCGTGCCGTACAGCTTCGGCGCGAGAAGGCCGCCGTTCGCCGCCGCCGTTGCCGAAATCGAGGCGACGATGCCGGGTGCCGGCAGCGATGCGGCGACTGTCGCCGTAGCCGCAAGTGTGCCCTCGATCGGCTTTAGGGCTGCGCCCGCCTGCGGTACAGCCGCAAACGGCTGCGCCCCAAACGGCGATGCGCCGAACATAACCTCAGCCCATCACGTTCGACGGCCAGCCTGCCGCGGTGTCGATCGCATCGACCTCCGCAACCGTCTGCGCTGCATCGATCGCTGCGTTCAGGACCCAGGCGCGCTTACGCACCGCCGTCACGTAAGCCGATCCTGCCTGGCCGAACACGGCCATCTGCGCCGCATTCATGGCTACGAACGAATTGTCCGCGGCGCGCCATGCGAACCCCGCAGGCCATGTGAGAACGCCTTGAAGCGACAGTGCGGCTTCTGCCGCCTTGCTCGTGATATTGGCGATGCCCGTCACCCCAAAGCGATCGGCTCCAAGCTGATACTCTTTCCCGCCGAACCAGAAGGTTCCGCCGAGTCGGGCAATAGTGCCGAAATCGACCTGCTCTTTTGCCTCCCGTTTCGCATCGGAGACGGAGCGCGCATCGGTGATGATCACTTGACCGTCGGCGCGATATTCGATGTTGCGGCTCATGTGGCGGTTCTCCACCGGATCAATGGCGGATTGGTAGCGCTGCTGCGACTGAAGACGCCGATCGGGTCAAAGAACGCCAGCTGTGAGCCGCCACCGCGCCAAACCATTGCGAGATTTGGCGCAGCGAAATCCGCTAGGTCACTCGACGGGAACACATGCGCATGCCCGGCAATCGCCGTGAAGGTTTGGAACGCAACCGTCGTGTCGCTCGCCTTCACGCTTAGGATCGCGACGCGGCCGGGCGGAATAACGACACTCAGTCCCGTCACGCTGACGTTCGCGGGGGCGGACACGTTGGCCGAAATGTCGCTCGACTGATACAGCAACCGCGAAGAGGTCGGCGATGCGGGGTCGTAGAGATGGACGCCGATGCGGAAGTTACCGCTCGCGCTCGCCGTGGTCACGCGTACTGCCAGTGCTTCAATTACCGTGCGTTCTGCGAAGTACACGCCGAAGCCGCGCTGCTCGAATTGCGGCGACAACCCTCCGGTTCCCGTCGCCGTCAGGATTGGCACCTGCCACTGGCCAGGTACGTCATAGCGGTCGAACCCGCCAACACCCTGCCATACGGCCGCACCGTCCGAATCGTCGAGATTGATGAACGGTCGACGGTTGTCGCCAAGCCACAGCGAAAGCTCGCTGTAGGCCAAGGTCTGGTCGTGGTTCACGCCAGGGTCGACTGTGCCACTGCGGTTCAAACGCCCCATTGCGGAAGCCGCGGTCGGCGAAAGCCGCACGGTCGGCGCGCTGCTGAAATTGACCAGCACGCCTGCGCCGCTCGAACCCGCGATGATGTTCGCCGCCGTGCGCGTGATGCCCGTGGTGCCGTTGAACGTGCCGACGCCAATTTCGAATTGCGCGGCCGCCTGCGCGCTGTAAAGCACGGGCACCGGAGACGCGCCGAGCGCCGTCGCAAAGGTGCGGTTGTTCGTCGTGGCACCCGTCAGCACGAATGCAGACGTGCCCGTCGCGCTGTTGGTTTCTTCGACGAAATCAGCGAAGGGAATGGCCATTTTACGCCATGCTCACAGTCATGCCGGAAATCGGCACTTCCATCACATCGCCGCTGACAAAGCTGCGAGCGGTCGTCAGCGCGCCGAACAGAAGCAGATTTCCCGCGCCGCTCGCGCTGTCGACGATGCCGAAATGCGTAATCGTCACGCTGCCCGTCGCCGTGCCGCAGTTGATCGTGCCGCTATTGGCCGCGCTACCGCCAGACGCGGCAGGGAATTTCGAAGAGCCGCCCGTGCCGAGCGCTGCGCGCGCATAGCCGCCGACGCTCGTCTCGTTCGTCGTCGCCGTTCCGGTTTCGCCCGGCGATGCGGTGTAGAGCGCAAGGTAGGTCGATGGCATGGTGAACGAAGTTCGACCGAGAACGTGGTCGATCAGCCTGTTTTCGAGATAGTCGCTCATCGCGCTCATGCGCTATTCCTCACTGAATCCCTGTCGCGCGGCCGGATTTAGGATCACGGACGATCGTGCGCGGGCGCATCGCCGCCTCTCGCATCGCATCAACCGCAGCCACAATCGTCTGCTTGGTTTCTTCGTTGCTCTGCTGCATGCCCTGGACCAAGGTCGTCACGGTCTGCGCCAACTCTGCAATCGCGCTTTGGGCGTCCATCGCGGGTTGCGCCACGGCCTGCTCGCGCTGAGCCTGCTCGCCGCGTGCATGAATGCCGTCGAGCATCTTGGCGCTTTCCAGATCGGCCCGGACGTTCATGTCGCGCTCACGCAACGCAAGGTCCGATTCCTTGATCGACATTTCACGCTCGCGCAGCGCAAGCTCACGTTCGCGGAACTGGCCGTCCATTTGCAGTTTCTGCGCTTCCAACTGCCGCCCGGCCTGTTTGTCCGCCGCGTCGATCTGGAGCCGCTGCGCTTCGGTCTGCGCTTTGGCTTGGGCTTCCATCGCCGCCGCCTCCGCCGCAGGGTCCGTTGCGGGCGGCTGCGATTGCTGTTCTTTCAGCCGCTGCTGCACAGCATTTGCGGTACGGTCGAACTCGCTTTCCAAATCGCGGCCGGCCTTGAACCCGCGCACGCCGAATTTCAGCATGCTCATCAGAAGCGGCACCATTTCCGGCGCCTGCGCGCCGACAGCCGCCGCTTCGCGCAGGAAGCCGCCCGCGCTCTGCAGGAACTCGACGCGAGCCTGTTTGTCCGCCTCCTCATCCGTCGCAATCGTCGAGTCGGTCTCAATGTCGATCCGAAACCCGCGCAGCTTGTCGTTGCGCAGAAGCGCAATTGCTTGCGGCAACAGCGCCGGGTCTGCGCCTTGGATACCCGCATAGCCGCTCATCTGCTCGATCAGCTTCGGATCGAAATGTTCCGCGACGATCTCGCCTGCAATCGCCAATACGTCCCGCGCGAACCGCGCGACTTCTTCCTGCCGGTCGTCCAGACGCAGCGTGGCGAACTGGCCCTTGATGCGCTGCGCCGTTGCGGTCTCGCTCGCGACACCTTGGCCGCGCACGATGTCCGAGATGCCGGTGATCTCGTAAATGTCCTGCTTGACCGCATTGCGCGCCTCGTAAAGCGACGCCAGCACTTCGGCGATTTCCTTGATCGGCAGAAAATCGACGACGCCCTTGAGGCCGCCGCGATCCGCAAAAGCCACCCAGTTGACCGGGATCAGTTGGTTTTCGAAGCCCTCGTTCAGCAGCCTTTCGACGCCGGTCTGGCTCGCGTCATAAACGCCTGCAACTTTCAGCGCCTGCGCAAGCTTGTCGATGCGCGCGGTCAGGTCGTCCAACTGCCGCGCCTGATCCTGGTACAGATAATAATCCGGGATCGGAATGATCGAGCGCGTTGTCGTCGTTGCCGTCAACGGTCGCGGGCAGGGCCAGAAATCGCGCAGTTTCAGCGGGTCTTGCGCAACACGCAGCGGCTTTGAGGCGTATTCCTTGTTGATCCAGTAGACCGTGCGTGTGGCCTTTTCCCAGATTTCGTAAACCTTGGCGCGCTTGTAGACATCCTGTTGCGGCGTCGAAAGCGCGGACAGGTCCATGTCGTCCGGCTTGTAGTCGAGCGGCACGTCCTTGCCGCAATCGGGAAACGCCGCCACGAGCTGATCGCGGGTCATGTACACGCGACGCGCAACCCACGGCACTTCGTTCCACACGCGCGCCTTGCCGGTCAGGAAATCGGTCCAGTGGACGTAATCGAACCGCACCTGCTGATCCGGCGCGCCGTCCATGAAGGCTTGCGGATCGGTCGGCGTTTCAAGCCGCGCCCACAATTGACCGCGACCGGGCAAAAGCAGATCGTCGACGGCCAAGCGCACGCCATGATCAAAATCGCCGTTCTCGATCTGGTACGCAAGGCAGCGCTCAAGGATCTGCGACGCCGCCAGTCCGACCGGATCGGCGTCCTTGAACCGCCGCTCGACCCACGGCTTCGGCACGCGCGCGTAGTAGGCGCGCTTCAGCGTCTGGACATTCGACCACAGAATGTTGAACCGCGTCGCCGAGTCCGACGATCCGCGCTCATCCTCGTAGCGCTTGACGATTTTCTCGCCGCGCTCGATCCATTTCGCGTGCGCCTTTTCGGCGGCCTTGATTTCCGTGATCCAGCGGTCGGTGATGCCGGCCGGGTCTGAACCGAAGTCCGCAGGCGACGTCGCGGCTCCGGTCGTCGGAACGGCCATCAGATGCCGCCTTCACCGCAGACGAAATGCGCCGTCGTACCGGTCGCGGAAATGTGATCGATCGCGGCCGTGGCGTTGATCGGTTTTGAGAAATAGAATCGCTGACCCGGCCCGATCGCGACCATATCGGCAACGCCGCTTGCCGCTGCGTCGGTCGAAGACCGAACGCGCGCGTGCATCAGGTTCGCGCCGGTGTTCGTGATGAGGCACACCGCGTTGCCGTTGCCGCTGGCCGGAATATTTGTCGAAGAGACCGCAGCGCCGGGCGAGAACGTGCCGCCGCTCGCAGCGGTTGGCGTGAAAGGAATGGTTGCAGACATGGATTAAACCCTTCCTCCGCGCGGTTTTCGCGCGGACCAGAGATCGTTCATCGTGACGGTCGAAGGCGCTCCGACCTGAAGCGTTTTGCTTACCAACTTTTCCGGCGCAGTGCGCACCCACGGGCGCGACATGCACGCATAGCGCGTTTCATCGCCCGCGTGGTCTTCCGCGTCGGTATCGACATCTTCCGGCTTCGTGTCGTCGTGCTGCAGCGCAGGAAGCGTGCGGATCGTGTCGCGGCACGTGCTGAAGAAATAAATCATCGGCCGCTCGTCTTCGCCGACGAGTCGGCTGCGCACTTGCGTCCATCCGCTGATGCGCTTGTTGTCGGCAGGCCGGAACGTGATGCCGCCTGCGCGGTACATGGTTTCGGCGATGCACGGCCCGGTCTGCGTGTCGAACATCGCCGGATCGCACACCGAGTAGGCGTAGGTTTCGCCTTCGGAGCGGCGTTTGATCTCGCGCGCCACATCTTCCGGCACCATGCGCACGCCGACGTTCGGTTCGCCCGTCGAGCCGTAATATTCGCGGTACTTGATCAGCGCGCCGCGCGGGAACTGCGGCAGTTCGCCGTCGCTGACGGCGTACCAGCCGACGCTAAATGGTTTCGCGCTTCCCCAATCCATCGCCCGAAAGCGCGTCCAGTGCGCCGGCATCTCCATCGGCGCGATGACGTGGCGGGCCATCGAGAACTCGGGGAAGTAAGCCCCCGTGACGACGGTCCAATCGCCTTCCAGCCACGCGCGCACAAGCTCGGGCGAACCGAGGCCGCGCAGACGGCCTTCATAGCCCGGATCGTTCGCCATCAGGATCAGGTTATCGCGCAGCCGCGAAGGGACGAACATGCGCTCCATGCCCGTCGCCGGGTTCAACACCGGCACATACCCGCCCGGCGCCGGATCGATGAAATACGCTTTGACCCACTGATGCCCCGCGCCGCCTGGGTTGGCGCTCGCGCGGATGCGTTTCGTCGGCACGCCCGCACCGCTGCGCAGACGCGCCCTCAAGTAGCGATAGCCGTAATCGCTCGGCCACTGGGTCAGCTCGTCCCACCCGATCCACGTGTACTGATGTCCTTGGTACCGCGTCGCGTCGGCGTCGCGCTCGAGGTAGCGCATGCGCAGAAACGCGCCGTTCTTCCAGCGCCATTCCTTGTCCGCCGCAAACCATTCCCCGCCGCTCGCCGGATAGATTTCCAGACTGCGACCGATCAACTCCTGCAGTTCGGGAAACGATCGGCGAAACAGAATGCCGCGCCACGCTTCGCCGTAGGTCTCGACGTCCTGCAGGTAATCGCCGAGCAGAAAATCGGATTTACCGCCGCCTGCCGCGCCGCCGTAGAGAAGCTCCGGGCACCAATCGAGCCCGATGGCCTCACTCTGCGGACCCGGCTGCGGCGACCACGCGAAGGTGCTCATCCTGTTTCCGCTTCAGCCATTCCTCGCGCGTCTCGCGCGGCGGCCGATCGACACCGGCCGGGATCGCGATCGCACCTGAATGTTTGGTTTCGTTTGGCAAAATTTTGCCGAGCAGCGTGCAGAACACCTGCGGGTTTTCCCGCGCCACCTGCGCCAGATAGGCTTGACCGCCAACCTCGTTGAACGCGCCTTCGAGGGCGGCTTTCAAATCCTGCGTGATTTTGTTCGGCGTGCCCTTCTGGCGTCCGCCGCGCCTTTCACCTGGTTTCGAGCCGCGAGGCATGTTTGCTACTCATAGCTAGTTCAGCAGTTATGCGTTCGGCCATGAAAAAACCCGGCGCGGAAAACCGGCCGGGTGTGCGTTGCGTGCAAATCTCCACGCTCGCTGATTCGTATGCCATAAACGCGCAAAACGCGCAAACCTTTTTTCACGCCCGGACCCGCAGCACCGAGCGCTCGCTGAGAGCATGGGCGATATCGAGCAGGCCCTGCTCGTGCCAGTAGCGGACAAGGCTTTCGCCCTTGTGCACCTTGCGGCCGAGCCGCCGCCAGTTCTGCAGCGCTGTACCGGTGATGGGGTTGGCGGGCAGCCGCTGCGCCACGGCCCAGCGCCATTGGTCACGGCGGATCAGCGGCAGCCACGACTCGACCTCGCGCATCCGGTCGATGGCAGCGGCCGTAGGCGGCCCCAGATCGATCGTGGCGGCCTCGTAGCCGTAAGCGAGGTTTGCATCGGCCGGCGCATCCAGCGAGACGGAGCGGTACCCTGCGGGCCAGGAGCCGCCGACCTTGAGCCGGGTGTAGGTTTTGCCCGCGTCGGACAGGCGAAGCTCGACAAACTCGGTGGAGATAACTTTGCGGGTCATGCGGCGGCCTTTCCGGGGCGGAAGGTGACGAGAACGGGGATGCCGGTGCAGCGCTCGAACACGGCCCGGCGCAAACGCGCCTCGGCGGTGTCGTGGCCCTTGAAATCCTCGACGATGGTGGCGCCGTCGCGGGTGTAGACGAAGTCGGCGGTGTAGGAGGCGGTGCGGCCGTTGGGAAAGCCGGGCGAGCGGATCAGGATCGGCGCGCCGTCGAGGATCAGATTGAACCGCACCTGGCGGCGCAGGTCCGCGATCTCGCCATTCAGCGCTTGACGGCAGAGTTCGCACCAACGAGCATACTCGCCCTTGGAGTGAAACCGGCCCTCAGCCGTCTCTATCACCCGATTGCGGTATTTGGGTTTCGTCAGTTCTGTCAAGGTTCTGTCAAAACGCTTCCGCATCTAAAATCCCCCTGAAATCAGTTACTTAGATAGTACTGTCAATAATGTCAGTTCTGTCACTAGGACCTCCTATATTTACGGGTATAGGTATCTCTTATTGACATTACTGACATTATTGACAGAACCTTTTTTCATAACAAAATCAGATATTTACAAACCGTCTTTAAGTTTGACGTTTGATTGACACAACCTCATTCGTCTTGACAGAACCTGTACCGAACCGTTGGCTGGCCGCCTTTTTCGCCTGACTTGATGGCGATGATCTCGATGCAGCCGCCGTCCGAAAGGGCGCGCAGAATTTCATCCCGCTCCCGGCTCATCATGAATTGCGTGCGCCGCGTCAGTTCGCGCCGACCGATCACCCCCGCCTTGCGGATGATTTCGAGCACCTTCTTGTGCTTCGCCTCGGTCTCGTTGTCGGCCATGAAGCGGTCGGCTTCTCCGATGAGCGTCTCGATGCAATGCTCGCCGAGCGCACGCGCCCAGGCGATGTCGTGGCCGGTCACGACTGGCCTGGAGGGGCGGCGGGCAACGGCGCGGATGAGCGCCAGCTTCTTGACGTGCTCGGACAGGCGGTTGACGATCGCGACATTCTGGGTGCCGGCGCATTGCAGCGCCCAAGTCCGCTGATCCGCATCGAGCGCCTTGAGCGCGGCCAGGGCCTCGGCGTCGAACGGCACGGCATAGGGGGTTGGCACGGCGGCGGAAGCGGCCGTGAGGTTGCCGAACTTGTGCCCGTCGATCTCGCCCTCGGTCATCGCCTTGACGAGGGCGACGAGTTCCGCCGGCGGGTCGAACCGGGCGCGCTCGTGGTTGGTTTCGGGAATGGGGTCGTCGCTGCGGAAAATCAGGAACCGGGGAAAGAACCCGTCATCGATGCTGCCGCTCTCGATCGCCTTCCAGAAGATCCCCGACGCGCTGGTCGCGTAGACGCAGGCGCAGGGCTGAACGATATCCTGCTTCGGCCGCTCCTTCTGGTCGGCATACTCGGTGCCGACCATGACGCTGCTCGATGAGGTGAACAGCGTTTTCAGCTTCTCACGGATTTCGACAAGGTGGCTCGGGGCGCGCTTGCCCATGAGCGAGGACAGTTTGTCGCCGAACTCGTCCATCATGAAGATCATGGACGGGTTGCGGCCCATGGCGGTCAGCAGCGCGCGGCCGCTCGCCGGGTCGCCGCCGACATAGCGGCTCAATCCGGCCGCGTGGAGAAGCTTCTGGATGGCTTGGCGGGCATGGTCCTTGCCGCCGCCGCTCTCGGCGATGCCCGCGATGTAGACATTGCTGCGCAGATCGTCATAGGCCGCGTAACGCCGGCCCATGAGTGCGCCGAACATGGCGAGCGTGGCGCCGAGCGCAAGGAACGGCTGCGGCTTGTGGGCGGTCTCCGTCATCCACTGGACCGAAATTTTCAGTCCGCCATCCAAATCCATGATTTCGGCGGGCGTCGGCTTCGGCGCGCTCGGCTGCGGCAAGGCCGCGATCTTGGCCAAGAGCGCCGCCGCCGGGTGCGGTTCGGCCGCCGCTTCGGCTTCTGCCCCGTTCAGGATCAGGTTCGGCTCCGGCACCCATCCGTATTTGAGCGCGATATCGTAGATCGTGCCGGCGCCGAGACTGTGGACCCGACCCATATGGCGGTCCCATTTCTCGGCCGTGTATTCCGGTTCGTCCTTCGCCGCGCGGGCGGACCATTCAAGCCACAGGTCGCGGCCGGCCTCGCCGATCGCGCGCTTGATGGCCATTCCGACGCGCATCCATTCGTCGTAAGGCAGTTCGTGGTTCGGGATATAGGCCAGAGCCGCCGCCACAGCCTCAGGCGTGCCGCGCGGGTCGCCGGACGTAGGCGAGCCGCCGCCGGGTGTAGAGACCAACCGGCGGGGCTTCAGCGCGTCTGGAACGAATTTGTCGGCCGCGTCGAGAAACGCCCGCGCCTTGGCCTCGTCGATCACCGGCAGGCTGTTGGCGTCGATATCGATCAGGCTCTCGACCGGCCATGCGTAGGGCTGGCCGGTGTCCGGGTGCAACGCATAGGCGACGAACTGATTGCCGCGCCCGAGGATTTCGACCGGGGCCTTCTTCATGCCGCCGAAGGGCTTGAGTGTGCGGTAGATCAGCATCCGCTTCGGGGCCTTGCCGATGCGAAGCGCGGGTGTGTCGCCGAGCATGTCGCGGGCGAGGCGCTCGATCGCAAAGGCCGCCTCGGCGTCCAGCACGTCGATATCAACGGCGATGGTGTAGCCGCAGGCAATGCCGATCGCGCAGCCCGGCCACCGGCGCCAGATATCGATCTCGAACCCCTTGGTCGGCCGTTCGCAATGGCGCGTCCATTCGGGATAATCGACCCAGCGGTCGGTCTGCCACCGGCCCGGCTTCTTGACGCCAGGCGCAATCGGAATGACGGCATAACCGTTGTCGGCAAGGCGCGCGCCGTGCTGCGCCATCCATGAAATGGGAAGGGAGCCGTCGGGCATCAGAATGGCGCCTTCTCGGCGAGCCGCGCGCGCAGCGTGTCGGTGTAGGCCGTCACGATGACTTCGAGCAGCGTCATCCACTCGGATTCATCCATAGCGGCCAGATCGGTCTTGCCGATCGACTCAAGATATTCGCCGGCGGGGCCGGACGCCGCTTCGATCGCCGCGATTTCGTATTCGGTCGGATCAACCATGCCCTGCCTCCGCCAAAGAATATCCAGACACGTCATGCTGCACGCTCGGCCGGGCTTCCCCGCCGATTTCGCCAGATGCGGGCTGTACCCGTACCCCTTCGCCTGACGGCGGCAGACGCTGCATTCCATCGAATTTGTGGCCCACGATTTCGGTGTATTTGCCGTTGACGCGGATCGCGATTTCGGACGGTGCGGGGAGCGTTTCGGTCGCGGTCAGCGCGGCCGAAACGGTCTTCGGCGTCGGTCCGCCACCGGTGCGGCGGCTCCACCACTGCACCGCCTTGTCGCGCGGATAGCCGACATGTTCGAAGCAGACCCACTCGGAATGCCACGTGAGGCCGCATCGGTAGGTCACGCGCAAACTGTCGGGCTTGCCCGGCTTCTGGTGTCGCTGATAGGTCACTTCATCGACGGCCAGCCATTCGACCGTCGCGCGCTGCGTCGAAAGCAGCGGCGCGGCCGAAGCCTGCGGCGCGATTTCCGGTTCAGGCTCCGGGAAGGCGTAACCGCAATCGGGGCAGCGGCGCACGCCTGCAAACACGATCGATTGGCAATCCGGGCATTCCTTGGTCGGCGCAGGCCCGCCACCCTGGCCCGGCTCTTTCGGCCGGATCATGTCGAGCGGCCCGTGGCGGGACACGTTCTCGCCGAAGTCGAGCACAAGGCAATTTTCCTTGCCTTCGGCAAGCCGCGTGCCGCGCCCGCAGATCTGGACCCAAAGGCCCGGCGAGCGCGTCGGCCGCAGCACGGCCAGCAGGTCGGTCGCGGGCGCGTCGAAGCCGGTCGTCAGAATGTCGGCGTTGGTCAGGCAGCGCAGTTGCCCGGCCTGATAGGCGCGGATCAGCCCCGCCCGCTCAGTCGCCGGCGCTTCGCCGGTGATCGTCTCGGCCGAAATTCCGCGCGCGCGGATCGCGTCGCGAATGTGAAAGGCGTGGTCGACGCCGGTTGCGAAGACGAGCCACGAGCGCCGGTTCCGACCATAAGCCACGATCTCTTCGACCGCCGCTTGCGTGATCGAGTCCCGATCGACGGCGGCGGCCAATTGGTCAGCAACGAACTCGCCGCCACGCGTCTGGACGCCGCTCAGGTCAAACTGCGTCGTCATGCCCTTGGAAATGATCGGGCAGAGCCAGCCCTGTTCGATCAGTTCGCGGATGCCGATCTCGTAGGCAATGTCGGTGAAGATCGGATCGTCGCCGGTCGTCAGCGCTCCGCTCGTCATACGGTAGGGCGTTGCCGTGAAGCCGATGAGTTTGACCGCCGGGTTGATCCGCAGAAGGTCGCCGATGAAGCGGCGATACATGCCGTCGCCCTTCGCCGGGATCATGTGCGCTTCATCGACGATGACGAGGTCGGCCCATTGCAGGTCGAACGCGCGCTTGTAGATCGACTGGATCGAGGCGAAGACGATCCGGCTGCGCAGGTCGCGCTGATTGAGCCCCGCGCTGTAGATACCGGCTGGCGCTTCCGGCCACTGTCGGATCAGCGCGCGGAAGGATTGCTCGATCAATTCCTTGACGTGGACAAGGCTGATGATCCGGGTCTCTGGCCAAGCGGCGAGCGCCTCGCGCATGAAGGCGGCGAGCGTCGGCGATTTGCCCGAGCCGGTCGGCATGACAACAAGCGGATTGCCGGTCTTTTCGTGGAAATAGCCGTGGACGGCGTCGAGCGCGGCGCGCTGATAATCGCGAAGGACGATGCTCATGGCCGTGCCCCGTCGCGCCACGTCGAACCGTCCGGCATGCGGTATTCGACCCAATCCTCACCCGCGTCGATCTGCTCGCCGGCGATCAGGTCGGGGATGAACAGGTGCGCCGGGCAGCCCGCGCGCTGCGTGTCTTCGTCCAGCGCCTTGTTCCACCGCGCGCAATGCCAGTCGCCGGACTCGATGCGCGCGGTCGCATGCAGGCAGGTGCGGCAGTTGGTTTCGAGGCCCTCGCCCTCATGGCAGGCGGCGGCGAACGAGCACCAACGGCAGGCGCGGTGCGTCGCGTCACCGATGCGCGTAAGCGGGCGCGGGCTTTCGATGATGCCGCGCGCGCGCTCGATGAGGCGCAGCGCTTCCGGCTCGTCCGCTTCGGTCCGCACGCTGATCGTGCGCCGGCCGCCGGGGCTGCTCGCCGTCAGATAATGGCGATCAAGGCCGAGATAATGCATGTAGAGCACGGCCTGCGCGTAATAGGTCGCGTTCCAGGCCTTGAGCGCGCCCTTCTCGCCAAAGTCGCGCTTGGCCTTTTCAAGCTCAACGAGTTTCTTCTCGTCGCAGGCCTTGTGCTCCCAGACGTGCCAGGTCTTGGGCGCTTGCAGCAGCCCTTGAACCGCGCCGTCGGCATGACCGCGGAAATGCCCGCCATGGTCGATGCAGCCCCACTGGCGGCCTGTGTCGGGGTCGATGGTCAGAAGCGTGAGGCCCGGCACAAGGCGCAGCCGGTCGGCCTGCACGTCTTCCGAGGCGTGGCCGTCCTCGAAACGCTTGAGCGTGTCGGCGCCGAAACTCTGCTTCGCCGCCCATCGAAAGGAATACCAGAGAGCGCGGCCGCACTCCTGGCCGATCGCGCTCATGCCGAGATAGGGCCGCGCGGCAGATAATCGCGCGCGCGCTTCCATGGCGCGGTCGATCGCCTCTAGCGTCGGGTCGGGGGGACTTGGTAAAACGGCCATCCGGTCGCCTCGTGCTTCGTCACGAGTGTGTCGGGTTTGGGGCGCGGGGGTCTGTCGCCAAACGTAACCCCGCGCCCCGGCTCGATCAGGCGGTGCGCCGCCACGGCGGCGTCGAACCGGCAGGCTTGTGCGGTGCGGCCTGCGTCGGCTGGTAGCCCGGCTTCGGAGCCGTGTTCACACCGCCGGCGGGTTCGTATCCGCCGATCTCGTTTGACGGCTCACCATTGTCCTGCCGCTGCTTGACCTTGACGGTCATCATGAGCGGCTTGAAGTGCAGCTGCTCGCTGTCCTGCACCGTGGCCTGCCCCGTGGCGCGGCAGATGGCGGACAGCGTGCGCTGCGCGATCTCGACCGCTTGCTGGTTCGGGTTGAACAGGTTCAGCCGGTCCCACAGCTTCTGGCCCTTCTGCGGCCCGTCGAGGATTTCGAACTCAAGCTTGAGGAACTGTCCGTTCCCGTTTTTCGTCGCCTGCATTTCCGAGGCGACGATGTGAGCGCGATACTTGCCCGGCGGGATGATTTCGCGCGGAGCGTTCGGTTCGACCTGCGTGCTGTCGAACGTCATACCGAGATTAGCCATTGGCAACTTTCCTTTCGTCGATGGTCAAAGCCGGGATGGTTTGCGCGACCGCGTCCCAATCGAGCGGCAACGTGTCCGGCATCCCGTACCGGTTTTTCGCAAGCCACGCCGGGCGCTCAGCCGTGTGAACCACACGGTCGCCGCCGGATACGCCGCGCACGATCTTCTTGTTGAAGCCGATATCCGTCTTCACCGTGCTGATCTGGTAATTGGCGAAGAGCAGGATATCGCAGTGTTCCTGCACGAGCGCGGAGGCGCGCGTGTGCAGCTTGATGACATAGCGGTCGTAAGGCTCATGCTCCGGGCTGTCGAAACGCTTGATGTCGGTATGCGCGATCTGGACGATCGTCATGCCGCGCTCGTCGCGCAGGGCGTTGATGCCGTCGATGTAGGTGCGCCAGACGTTCAGCGCTTCGACATAGCCCTTGCCGTAGCCCGGCTGCTCGATCGAGGTCCAGCCGTTCACACGCGCGGTGTAGGCCCACACGAGCGGTTCGAGCCAGTCGAGGCTGTCCACGACAAGCGTCTTGTAGTCGTGCGCCTCGGCATAGAGCGCGCCGAGCGCCTCAAGCACTTCGTCGAAGGTCTTGAGCAAGCCGAAGGATGGCGCGTCGAGCATGCCGAGACCGTCTTCGGTCTGAATGAACACGGGCGCAGGCGCACAGGCGGCAAAGGTCGTCTTGCCGACGCCCGCGACACCGTGGACGATCATGCGGGGCGGCTTGACATCGCCGCCGCGCTTCAGGGATGCGAGGGAAATTGCCATTACGCGGCGTCCTTCTCGCTGCGGCGCTCGATCGAGAACGACTCGCGGCCGGTTTCGAAGGTGCGCGCAGCCTCGAACTGCTTGGCGATCGTCGGCGGCAGCGCCTTGAAACGGCTTTCCGGCATGTCGTACTTGACCGTCAGAAATTCGGCCGGGTCCATGTTCCAGTCGTTGCGGATCATGGCGACGATGCGGGTCAGTTCCGCCTGATCCCACGAAACTTTCTTCGGCAGGTTGGCGACGATGACGAACTCGCCGTCCGTCACGCGCACGGTGCCGCTGTCCTTGCCGAGGCCCTTGCGGATATCGGCCGCCTGGGTGGCGTAGCGCGTGGCGACGCCGTCGCGCAGACGGTTCTCGACGATCTTGAGCAAGGCTTTTTCCTCTTCGAGGTCGTCGAGCAGGAACAGCAATTGCTCGGTCGGCACGGCGGCCACATCGGCCGGCGACATGTCGGCCAGGTCTTTCAGCAGAATACGGTTACTCATGGCATTTCCTTTCGATTGTCGGCATCCGGTTTCGAGACAAATTCGGCATGAGGGAGCCGAAAGCCGGATGCCTGCCCGGAGAGGTCCTTGCGGTTGCCTCACTCCCTCACTTGTTTCGCGCCTTCGGCGAACAGGTCGCTGACCAGTTCGCGCGAGGCAAAGAGCGTGACGAAACCGACGCGCACGAACACGAAAAACAGATCGCGTTCCGCGCCGAAGCCTCGCCAGCCGTGAATATCAATTCCGATCCCCATACCGTTCGCCTTTCGATGCGATGATTTCGATAACAGCGGTTCGTACCTCTTCGTACTCGCGAGCGAGCGCGAGAAGCTCATCGGCGCGCGGCGCGTTGTTGCGCAGCCGCCAATTCTTGACCGAGCGCGGCACCGACCCAATGCGGCGCGCAATGCGCTTGTCGTCGTCTCCGGTGCGGATGATCGCGTCCGCGATGATGTCCGCGCAGTGACTCATGAGCCGAAACTTTCGGTTCGATTTCGGACCGGCTTTTTCCACGGGCTTCCTCCATGCTGTTTCACATGGACGGCGGGAGCAACGACATGGAGCGGACACTTAACCATCGGAACGAACACCCACGAGAATGCAGCACCACACAATTGCGACGATCAGCACGGCAATGCAGATCGAAGCGGCAAGCATTAGAAAAACGCGGACGGAGCCGGAGAAGGATGGACGGCCCCGCCCGCGTCAGTTTCCGCGCCGGGTCTATCCAAGACAGCGCGGGTCGAACGAACATGCTGGATGCACTTGGAAATCGGCCAATGCGCCTTGCTGAATTGCAGGAAGCGCGCGAGTTGGTATTCCTCGATCGTGCAGCCGTATTTTTCGCACAGCGCCAGCCGCAACGAGAGGCGGCGCTGTTGGCGCTCGGCCTCGCTCAGGCGGCCGAAATACCGGCCGGCCTTCTGGCCGATCTTGGCCTTGTGCTCTGGCGTCTGCACGTAACCGGGGCGGGGCATCAGGCCAGAACCCCATCGCGCAGCACTTGGGTTTCGATCCGCGCGCGCACTTCCGGCCCGCGTGCCGGCGCAACGGCCGCGTCATCGAAGCGGGCGTTTTCGGGCCAAGGCTTGAGCTGCTTCCACAGGCGCGCGGACTCGGCGCAGCGGCCGATCGGCGTATCGATCAACAAGTGCTGCTTGCGGCTGTCGGTCGTCGGCTTGTGCCATTCGAGGTGGCGGCCTTCCAGCCGCGCGCCGGTCGCCACGATCACGATGGTGCGCGAGGATCGCGACGGCCGCTCGACGGTGATGTAGCCGTGCTTCTCCAGCATCCGCACGAGATGCGCCGAACTGGACGTGCTGGAAAAACCGTAGCGCTCGGCGATCTCGTCGTTCGTCGGGCAGCGCTTACCTTGCGCGGCGGCGTCTTCGAGCCACTGCAACAGGTTTCGCAGCATGGTGTGGTTGGCTTGGCGACCCATCACGCGGCGTCCTGCTTGGCGGGGGTGGGCTTTTCGGGCTTGTTCGCCGCCATCCAAGCGCGGACGCGCTCGGCGGTTTTGGTTGTCACATCGCCGCCATTGCGAAGGCGCTGAACGAAATACGTGTCTTTCGCCACGCGTTGCCCGAACGTCGTCGCGGCAAGGTGGCTTTGAGCCAAATAGGCTTCGATTTCTTCGAGGAGCGTCATCATGGCCCCAGACAATAATGGGACCTGTCACATTTATCAAGCGGAAAAAATGGGATGCGTCCGGGAGTGACTTCACATTTTCAATTGTGAATCATCACACCATGCCTAGAACTCGACAAAACCCCATTGTGGACACGCCCTTAGCGCGCAACCTTGAAGCGCTAATGGTGGCCGCCGGTTACTCTCAAAAGCGCCTAGCATTGGAAGCGGGCCTGAAAGAAACCGCCGTTCGGGATATCCTGCAGGGCGTATCAAAGAACCCGAAGATCGATACGTTGCGGGCTATTGCCGATAGATTGGGCGTGCCTGTTTCTTCTTTTACCGGCGAAGAATTGCCCGTCGAAGACCCCGGCGACATGCCGACCGGTGCAGACCTGGTTCCGGTCTACGGCTATGCGGCCGGCAGTGACGGCGACGTGATTACGCTGAACGCGGGCGAGATTATGGAGCGCGCGCCTCGGCACGCGAACCAGAGCGATGCACGATCGGCCTTCGCCATTCGCGTGCGCGGTTCAAGCATGGAGCCGCGCTACTGGCAGGGCGAGCTTGTCTACTGCGTCCGCAAGCGGCCGCCGAAGCCGGGGGAAGACTGCGTGGTCGAACTCGAAGGCGGCGAAGCCTTCCTGAAGACCTACCGCCAGCAGACGGCAAGCGAATTGGTATGCGAACAGTGGAACCCGAATCAACCTTGGAAGGCCCCGAAGGCCAAGGTCAAAGCCCTGCACGCGGTGGTTGGGCGGGGGTGAATAAACTTTAGTGTCACAAACTACGCGGCTTGGAATGCCACGTTTTCCCGCCGTCTTCCGTCGAATAAATCAACGCATCGGGGGTGTTCTGCATGAATGAAAACGAAGAAGGCAAAGCGCCTATTGCCATGTTGGATAACGCATTCGCGCCTGAACTGTTTGCATCGGAAGCCATAGGCTTCTTTTCAAGCAATGGGGTGGTGACAGTCACTTTTGGCGCCCTCCATATCGATTATTCAAAATCACCCAACCAGTTCAACAGAACTGTGGTTGCTCGGCTGACCATGCCCACAGCGAGCGCCCATGCGTTGGCGGTTGGCCTATTTGATTTCCTCAAACAACGCGGCCTTATGCCAGACCCGCCGCCCAACCAAGCCAACTAACTCACTCTGCTTCACCCCGCTCCGGCGGGGTTTTTGTTGGCCTCAACAAAATGGTGGCCGCCCCGGCAGGATTCGAACCTGCAAACACCGGGATAGAAGCCCGGCTGTGATCCAGTCACACGGAGCGATTGCTGCGGCCCGGTTTAGTCATCCCGGTCCCTTTCCACGTCGAGGTGTTGAGGCGATGGCGAACACCCACCGTCTAATCACCAGATCGGGCCGTTCCCGAACCTCGTCGCTCCACCCGGCTCCGGTAAGTGTTGCCACCCCCCATCAACGCCGCCGCAGCA